CTCAATTATCCCCCAGAGGTCCCAGAACGCTCCAGGAAGGGCCAGAAGCAGACCGACAAGGCTCGGATACATCCTGAAGGTTTCGTATTGCCACGGTTGGAGACAGGCCCGCAACGGAGCACTGTGGATTCTCATGGTCCCGCGGCTCGAGTTTGGCTCTCCAGCGTCTACGGATTGCAGCTGAGAGGCTGGCAGGCTTACGCGCTCGACCGGGCGCTCGAGTATTACCCCGAAACTGGGGAATTGTGCTGGCCGACGGTCGTGCTCACGGTCGCCCGGCAATCTGGCAAGTCTGTGCTCTCCCGGGCGATCTGCATGTGGCGGCTTCATCACGCGGAACTATTCGGCGAGCCTCAGACGATCCTGCACGTGGCCAATAAGCGCTCGACGGCCATGGAGGTTATGAGGCCGGCTGGAATCTGGGCAGTAGAAAAGTACGGCAAGCAGGCGGCACGCTGGGGAAATGAGCGGGCCGGCATCGAGTTACCTTCCGGCGACCGATGGCTAATCCACGCGGCTAACGATTCCGCCGGCGTCGGGTTCTCGATCAACATGGCATTTCTCGATGAAGCCTGGAGCATCCCAAGTCAAGTGTTCATGGGGGCTATCGCGCCGACCATGGCTGAGCGGCTCAACCCGCAGGCCTTCCTAGTGTCTACAGCTGGTGATTCCTCGAGTGACCTGATGACCTCATACCGGCAACGGGCGATCGACCACCTCGGCGCGGAAGATCCGGGGAATATTCTCCTGCTCGAATGGTCGGCCCCGCCGACGGCCGACCCTGACGATCCCGAGACCTGGAAGTACGCGAGCCCCGAGTGGAACGATAAGCGCGAGGCCTTCCTACGCGGCCAATGGGAAAATATCGAGCAATCGTCCTGGCTCCGCGAATACCTCAACCTATGGGTTCCTCGAGCTAATCATTGGCTCAAGGATTCCTGGTGGAAAGAAACACTCTCAGACGAAGGCCTCCCGCCCGATGCCATCTGGTCGGTCGCGGTGGAGTCTGACTTTGATGGCATGGGCCACGCCGTAGCAATCGCAGCCCCACTCGAGGATGGCCGGATTGTTGTCCGGGCGACCACTCACCGCACGATCAAGGATGTCGACATACGTCTAGGGGAAATCCGCAAGGATCACCCCAGTCTCTTTATACAGGTAACTCCTGGCTATGTGGATCGGCTCCGGGAGCGTTTCGACGAATTGGTCGGGCAGCGTGAGGCCGCAGCTGCGACCCAAAACCTCCTCGACCTCTTCGACCGGCGGGCAATAATCCACGAAGACTCCGAGACCCTGCTCGAGCATTTCACCCAGTCGAATATCTCGAAGCGTCAAGGCGGATGGGTCATGTCTGCCCGCATGGGGCATGGAGGCGTCTATGCGGCCCGGGCCGTCATGTTTGCCGCCTATCAGGCAAGCAAAACCCCGCGACCGATGGCTCGGATTCATACACGCCGACGCGCATAAAGCACAGATAGCCTTGGATACTTGACGATGGTGTGATATGGGACGAGAATTACACCCGTGGCGTTTCCCCGTTCACTCAAGGTTGTGCGGGACCAGGCTCAAATCCAGTCAGCGGTAACGCAGGCAGTAGCTGAGCCGGTCCCGTACATCCGCGACGCCTCGGCCCAATTACTGTCAATGATCCAGCAGTCGGGCACGTTCTCGCTGGCACTCAGCACCGCTATGCAGGTTCCCGCATTTGTGAAGTGCCTCAAGGTTTACACAAACACCATTTCGGCATTCCCGCTCAAGGAATACGTCGGTAAGGATCAGGTGGTCGCCCGTGGCGTCCTTGTGCAGCCCAGCCCCCAGACTACTTACGCCTCGATCATGGGCCGCACAGTCCAGGACCTCCTCCTGTACGGTTTCGCGTATTGGCGCGTAGCCGCTCGGGCTTGGGATGGCTACCCGACCGAATTTGACTGGATGCCGTACTCACAGGTGTCATTCATGCCGGATGCCACGACCGAAGCCATGATGGACCCGATCCCGGCATTCGGCACGATTTACTGGAATGGCGTACCCGTTCCGCCTCGCGACGTCGTCCGATTCGACGGAGACTCGACCGGCGGCTGGCTCGATACGATGGCGTCAGCAGTAAACACGGCCGCAGCACTCGAGGCCGCAGCCTTGCGCTACGCCGAGTACCCGGTACCAAACGTGATCCTGAAAAACTCGGGCGCCGACCTGCCGGGCGCCGTAGTCGACGATCTGCTTGAAGCCTGGGAAACAGCCCGCACAAACCGCTCGACCGCTTACCTGAACTCGACGATCTCGACCGAATCAGTCGGCGGATTCTCGCCTAACGATATGCAGCTGACCGACGCGAGAAACGCAAGCGCCCTAGCGGTCGCCCGGCAGGCTAACCTCGACGCGGCATGGGTCAACGCTACCCAATCAGGAAGCGCCTTAACCTATGCAAATAGAGTCGACCTTTATAGGCAGCTTTTAGACCTATCGCTCACTCCCGTCATGCTCCAGATTTCCCAGCGTCTTTCGATGAATGACATCACGCCCCGAGGCCACGCCGTCGAATTTGACACTTCCGTATTTTTGCGCGGCAACCCAGCCGAGATCGCTGCGCTAATTGCAACGCTGCGCCCGCTCGACGTTATCTCGATCGACGAATCACGCGAACTACTAGACCTACCCGACCTAATGCAATCCGACCCAATGCTGAGGCCATAATGCAGACCACCGAATTTACCACCGATCTCGTCATCGAAATGCGCGAAGACGACTCAAACCCAGACATTGCCGGGCAGGGCTACGGCCGCGCCGTCCCCTACGGAGTCGAAACCAATATCGGCAACATTCGCGAATCATTCGGCGCGAATGCTTTTCAGCCCGAAGACGTTGTGGGCAAGCCCCTCGCCTACCGTCACGGCGAGCCAATCGGCGTCATCACCGCGGCCGAGAATAAGCCCGACGGCCTTTACATCGACTTCAATATCGCCAACACGATCCAGGGTAGGGACGCGGCGGTACTGATTCGGACGGGAAGTTCCCGGGGAATGTCTGTGGGTTTCATTCCCACCAAATCTGTCTGGAACCGGGCTAAGACCGTAGTCCAGCATGTCGCGGCCTCGATCGCCGAGGTCTCGATCACGCACCAGCCCGCCTACGCCACCGCAGGCGTAAGCGCAATCCGAGAGGAAGTAACAATGTCAGTCGAAACCGTCGAGGAAACCGCCCCGGCGGTAACCGTTGACACCGAAGCACGATCGGCAATCGCCGAAGTACGTCAGCAGCTCTCACAGGTTGAGTCCCGCTCATTCGTGAGCGAGCCCGTCCACCCGCTCGCCCAATTCCGCGATTTCGGCGACTACTCCAAGGCAGTCCTCGCCGGCGACGTCGAGTCACGCGCACTCTTCGACCAGGTCACGGACAATAACCCGGGCGTCATGCCCCCGAACTGGATGCTCCAGGTTCAGGGCATCATCGACCTCGGACGCCGCGTCATTACCGGCGTGGGCGGCCCAATGTCTGCCGGAGTCGCAGGCATGGACATCAACTGGCCTTATTTCGACGGGTCGCTGACATCTATTGTCGAAGCACAAGCCAACGAAAAGGACGAAGTTAACAGCGTCGCTATCAACCTGGAAAAGGGTACTGCGACTCTCGACACCTACGCCGCTGGCTCGGACATTTCCTACCAGCTGTTGCAGCGCTCGAGCCCCTCGTACCTCGACGCTCACAACCGCATCATGGCCGCGTCATACGCGACCGTGACCGACCGCAAGTTCACTCAGGATTTGTGGCTAGACGGCACCGGCCTTCAGGACTACGACTTCGCAGCCGACACCACGGGTGCCGGATTCCGTGAGGCCGTGTTTGGCGCATCCGTTACTGTCGAGGACGCAACCCAGGCGCCGGCTAGCGCGGTCTTCGTCTCAACCGCAGTCTTTAAGAAGATCGGCGGATGGAGCACCTTCCAGCCGGAGCCTTACACCGTCCAGAACGTGTCGGGCGTCGCGACCGCGTCAACCTTGCGCGTGAATGTGTCCGGCCTCCCGGTCATTCGCGCCACTTGGCTCGACACGAATGCGGCATACAACGCAGTAGTGACGAATGGCGCGGCAGCCCGCTGGATCGAAGACGGCCCCAGGTTGGCTCAGGCCGAAAACGTAGCAAAGTTGGGAAGGGATATCGCGATTTTCGGAT